GACCAGATTGTCGGTCGCCGAGGCGAGATCCTGGGTGTCTTGGTAGATCCCCGAGTTTTTCAACAGTCCGCCGAGTTGGGTGGAAAGCGTGTTGTATTCGGAGGCGGCGAGACCGACCGAGTCGGCGGCTGCTTCACCGAATCCCGTCACCGTTTTCGCGGCGTCCCCGAATACAGCCTCGACCCCGCCGACGGACTGTTCCAAATTCGAATACGAGTCGACCGCCTGTTTACCGAAATCGACGATCGCTCCGACGGCGAACGCCCCGGCGATCGCCCCCCCGACTTTGCCGACCACCGACCCGATCCCGGAGATCTTCGACGAGACCCGGTCGATCTTCTGGGAGGCGTCGCGGATTTGAGCGATCAACTCGACCCGGAGTTGTTCGGAGTAGGCGGTCATCGCGTCCTCCGGGCGGCCCTATTCCACGCTTTCACGATCTGGTCGCCGAGATCGGCGGCGACGGAGCCGGTCCCCTCCCGGGCGGCGGGATGGAGGTACCGGCCCCCGGGGAGGTTCGGTGCGGGAAACCGATATCCGCCTCGGGGGAAATAGGAGGGTCCCCCGAATTCGACGCCTCCGGCGAGGTCTGTGACGGTCCCGCCTCCGGAGACGACCACCGACGACCCTCCCCAGACGATCCGAGGCGGTTTCCCCGCCTCGACCCTCAAATACTGGGCGATCCTCCGCCCCTGTACTCCGGCGACCCGACCTCGGGCGGCGTCGACGATGGGGGCGGCGGCGGCGGCGATCCCCTCGGTTTCGAGGTCGGCGACGTCGGAACGGAAATTGCGGAGTGCTCCCCGGACCTCGGCGAGGTTGGCGACGGTGAAACCCTCGGAGGTCACGACGACCGCCTCCGCGCGCTCCGGGCTTTCGCCCGGGCCTCGACCCGTTTCGCCTCTTTCGCCTCGGCGGCGAGGACGGCGATCATGGTGGCGACGATCTCGTCGGGGAGGTCGACGACGACCATAGGGTTTAGGTTTCCCCAGTGTCGGGCGAGGAGGGTCGGGAGGTAGAGGGGAGACTCGGAGAGGTCTCCCCGGTCGTAGGGTCCCCCTCGTCGAGAAAGGTCGAGACCTGTTCGAGGAGAGCGTCGAAATCTTCGACGAGGTCGACCCAGGAGACGAATTTCTCCTCGTTGCGGGGTTCGCCTCCGTCGAGGAGGAAACCGACGTATAGGGAGGCTCCTAGAGGCCTCTCCGACATGTTGGAGAGCGATCCGATCCGATATTCCAACTCGTAGAGGACGCGTGCCCGGGATGGCATTAGGTGGCGGTCCCCCAGACCGGTTCGGCGGGGACAGTATGAGACGTCGACGCCTCCACCGACTCGCCCGCCTCCCATGATCCGATACTCCCCGGATTCACCGACCCGAACTCCATTCGGAACGACAATTCTTCGGTGGCGGCGTCGTGAGCTTTCATGGTGACGAGGACGGTCGCTCCGACGAACGGACCCAACGCCTCATGGGTCGGAGCCTCGGTCCCCTCCCCGTTTTCGAGACGCCAGTCGACGTCGGCTCCATAGGTCGGGGGTCCGTATTCGATCCCGGCGGGATTACAGAACGTGGGGACGTCTTTCTCCTCTTGGTCGACGGTGATCTCGACCCGGGAGACGTGACAGGAGACGTCGACGGGGGTCCCGGCGGGTGCTCCGGCGACGACCTCGTCGAGAGTGATCGTCGGATTGTGTAGTACTAGCGCGCCCATTTACGCGGCTCCCTTCGTGCTCGTTTTCGTCGTTAGGTACATGTCGGCGGCGACGTAGTCGACCCCGGCGATCGTCTCGGTCCGGTAGTTGCCTCCCGTCGTCCAAGTCGTCCCGTTCGAGGCGATCCCCGAGGCGACGATCCCCAAGATCAGAGACTCGACCCGGTCGTATAGACCTTCCATGTCGGTCCGTCCGACGAGGATGGTCGCCACCCAAGACCAGATCAGACCCCCGAACGTTTCGGCGTCCCGGTCGAGAAACGTCGACGCGGGGTAGAGGACGATCGAGGGGACCGGCATTCCGTCGTGTATCGAGTCGAGGACGGGGACGTCGACCTCGGAGGCGATCTTGGCGGCGAGGTCGGATCGGATGCTCACGCGACACCGAACGCTTGCGAGGTCTGGGCGATCACATATTCGACGGCGGCGTCGAGGGCTTGCGCCAGGAGATCCTGTTTTTCGGGGGTGAGGGCGGAGGCGGGGACGTTGAGGACCGAGGCGGCGAGGTCGGCGACAGTAGGCCACGTCTGGGAGGAGGGGATCGCCCCCCGGTATCCGTAGAGGAGGGCGTCGACGTCGGGATGGCGTTTCCGGACGTAGGCGACCCCGAGGTCGACGGATCCGACGACCCCGAACGGGGCGTCGGCGGACCGGTAGAACCTCCCGGCGAGTAGGAGGACCGCCTGTCGTAGTTGAGCCGAGTCGGTGACCGCTCCACCTCCGAACCCCGAGGAGAATCCCGCCGAGAACGCCCCGCCCATTTAGGGGACCTCGACGATCATGTACAGACTCACCGGGACGTTATTCCCCGGGACCCCTCCGGCGAGTTCGTCGACGGTGACCGGGATCTCCCGGAATGTGCCTTGGTCGACGGGGGGACCGTCGACGGTGCCGCGGAACTCATGTCCGGGGGCGTTTAAGGCGACCCGTCCTCCGGTGGTATCCCGGAACGAGGTCGGGGACCCGTCGGCGGCGGTCTCGGAGAGGCGGAGGGTCTGAGCACCCAACGCCCAAACGATATTGAGTTTCCCCGTCGCCGGAGGCGACGTGTCCGGCGTGTACTCGTAGGCCCAGCGTTCGGTGAAAACGTGGGCGGCGGAGTACAACTCGGAGACGATCGTCCGGAGGTCGACCGGTTCGATCAGACCCTCCGTATTGTCGGGGAGGAGGTCTAAGAGTTCGTCGAGGGTCACCTACTTACCCTTTTTTCGCCGGAGCCTTTTTCGCCTTTTTCGCCGGAGCCTTTTTCGGCTCCTCGACCGGGACCTCCTCGGGGGGAGGTTTGGCGAGGGCCTCCCGGACCGCCCGCGCGGTTTCCCGGAAACTCATGTCGCGTGTTCGACGATCCCCTCGGCCCAAAGGTCGACGACGGTCGCTCCGATATAGCCGCGGTCGTATCCCATTTTCTCGACGTTGGTGGCGGCGACCGCGATCGGGTTTTTCTCTCCGACCCGGAACGACTCCGAGTTGTATTGGAGACCCTCGGTCACGTTGGGATCCCTAAAGATCCGGAATCCCGCCCACGAAATCGACCGGAGGGTGAGATCCCGGGGGGTATCCGAATCCCAGGGGCCGGAGGCTCCCGTCATCGCCAGAAACGCCCCGAAATTCTCCGGGGAGAGGGCGACGATATCTCCGAACAGTCCGGTCTCGTCCTCGATGGTCTGCCCGGCGGCGACCAGCGCCCCGGCGATCGCCCCCAGATCCGCCAGACCCGAGAACGGCGTCCCCGTGTTGGCGGCGGCGGCTTGAGCCTTGGTGGCGGCGTCGACGTCGGTCGCTTTCGCATACCAACGCAACATTGCCCTGGAGGCGACCCCGATAGCGTCGGGGTTCCCCTGTTCGGCGAGTTCGATCGCAATATCGAGTGCGATTTTGTGCCAGACGATCGGGAACTCGACGGGGGCGACCCGGAGGGCGGTGGTCGTGATCGCGGTTTTCTGGGCGACCCCGGATTGTCCCGTCGGCTCTTGGGTCACTTTCCCGGTGACGAGAGAGTTCCCGTAGGCGGGGAATTGGGCCGCGCCGGCGGAGGCGAACAACGGTCGACTCCGGTCGGTGTTCTCTTTCAAACCCGCGGCCCAGTAATAGTCGGGGGTGAGACCGGAGGCGTCTCCCGTCCCGAGGTCGGCGACGACGTCGGCGATCGCCCGCAACTCGGAGGGGATCTCGGCTTTCGCCGCTAGGGCGACCATGTAGGAGAAAACGTCGAGACCGGAGGGTCCCTCGTCGGTGGTCCTCGTCGGGGCGGCGAGTTCGGCGCGGACCTCGCGGATCGCGTCGCGGATCTCGTCGAGGTCGGCGGTACGGACCTCGACCGGGGAGGCCTCCTCGGCGTCGGTGGTGGTGGTAGGTGTCGCCTCGGCGACGAGTTCGTCCGGCATTTGCGAGTGCTCCTCTCGGTTACGGACGGCCGTTACTTGCGCTCCCGCATAGGCGGGATATGTGACCGCGGAGACCTCGCGTAGATCGACGCGGCGGTGAGTTCGGGTCCCGTTTTTCTCGGTGTCCCATGTGCCAGGGTTGAAACCGATCGACAGTCCGGCGACGACCTTCTCCCGGACGAGAGCCATGTAATCCCGGCCTCGGGCCGTGTCGGCGACCTTGAAGGTCCCATAGGCTCCGTCGTCTCGTTCGACGATGGCGGTCATACGTCCGATCGGCTCCCGGGGGTCGTGATGCCATAGGAGGGGGACGTCCTCGGGATGGACCTCCGCGAAGACGCCCATGGCGAACTGTTCGACCCCCCGGGAGTGTTCGATCGGGATCCCGTAGGGGACGATCCGTCCCTCGATGGTCCTCTCCTCCTCGGATCGGACCTCCAGGATCTCGGATACGTCGAGAGTGAATTCGTCAGACATTGGAGGCCTCCGGTATCGGGGCGGGTCTACTCATGGGGAGACGGAACTCGGTTTCGGCGGCGGCGGCGCCCGGGTCGGCTCCGGCGGCGACGAGGAGACCCAACGTCCTCGCCCGGGTCTCCGCCGAGGCGGCGTAGAGGGGACGAGTATCGAACGTCCGGTCGGCGGGTTCGCCGGGGAGGAGGGACCAAGCCTCCTCGATGATCTGGAGGTAAGCGTCGAGGCACCAACGTACGAGGTCGGCTCCGACCTCGGCGAGATTCTGATAAGTGAGAGACGACCCGGAGACGGCGACCTCCAGTAGGTCGGCGGGGATATGAAAGATCCGGGCGACGTCGAGGGCGGTCGACGCCCGGGCGTCGAGAAATTGGAGGTCGACGAGGGAGAGGGCGATCCCCTCGTAGGTGATCCCCCCGGAGAGGACCGCGGTCGACCTCGCTCCGGATCGGGCGGCGGTCCATTGCTGTTTGAGACGGGTCGACTCGGCGTCGGTGAGCTCATATTCGGCTTTCAACACTCCCGAGGGGATCCCCGACTCGGCGTAGGTTTTCGAGGCGTACCTCTCGGCGTAGACCGCCCCGTTCCATGTCGTCCGGGAGGCCTCGATCGGTGACAGTCCCAAGAGACGTCCGGGACGGGGATGGAAACGGAGATGAGAGATCCGGTCGACCCGCTCCCCCTCGTACTCGTAGACCCTCCGCCGACGCGACCT